GTTTAACGGATCTTTGTGTTTGTATGCAATCAGTCCTTCAATCCCCTCATGATCCTCCTATCCATGTCCTTGATAGTGAGTTTGTATTCTTTGTTTTGTGCTTCCAGTTTGGCACGTTTTTCTTGGTTATTGGCCAACTTGGACTGTAGCTCTTGAATCTTGTCCTTCAGCATCCTGATTGTTTGCTCTGTTGCGTGAGGGTTCTGCTGTATCCAATCAGCTCCGTATAGTTCATCGATCATCGCTTCATGCTCCGTATGTATGCCGCGAAGCTCCCCATGGTGTCCTTCTCAAAGGCTTTGAAGTTCTCCACCTCTTTTGCCACCTCTTCTAAGGCGTCGTTGCGTATCTTGTTTGATATGGGGTCAAGCTGGCGTTGGATCATCTGCCTTTTGCGCCAGCCCAATGCCTTCTCCCAAATGTTTAGTTCTGCTTCGCTCATGTGTTCTTTTCCTTAAGTTTGGCTTCAATGTAGCGAATGAGTTTTAGGTTTGGTACGCGACCGCTACCTTCTTCCTTGAACTCCACCCAACGCTCAACCTCATCACAATCCTCATCCGTCAGCCCAACCCATGTGCGCTGTGGTGGAGGAAAAAAAGGAATTCCCTGTACATAGTGAACCCCAATTACAGAATTCTGCTTTGCTTTTTCATAAACTTCATAGATGGCGGCAATTGCTTTGTGCTGAGTATTTAATTGTTCTTTACTACCAAAATCTTCAATCAAGGTTACCCCCATCTCCAATCCATGCAGTGCCAGCTTCAATGCTTCGTCTTTAGTCATTGCCTCTGCTCCCGCCTGCTTTGAGCCTCGTTAAGCTCCTCGATTTGGTCGTCGTCCAAGGGTGTGGCGTCGTCCATGATGGTTCCGTCTGCCGCCATACGGTGTAGCTCAGCAATCATCTCTGCCAGCTCGTCTGGTGTGCCATCAAACCCGTCAAAACACCCCTCAGCGAATACCAATTTCAGTTTAGGTTCGGTCATGTTTTTTCCTTATTCCCCACAGAAGCAGGCAATGGCCTCTTCGTCCTGATCGAACATGTCACGTTGGTTCTGGCTAAACTTCATAATCTGCTCGTAGTTTGGGCGCTCCTGCCTGAACACGGCGTCCGATGGCTTCTTAGCTGTGGTCATGGCGAACTCTTCCATCTTGGCCCACCAAATAGCCCGGCTGGGCTTCTCGGCCACCAGTGATGCAATCTGGGCCATCGGCTTCAAAAAGCATAGGTCGCAGTTGCCATGCATAGTCACGCCGTTCATGTTGGGCAGTCCCAGATCAAACGGTTGGCTTCTCCAAAACTCTCCGACGATCTCCTTTGTGGCGCCGTCCGTCCATAGCGGGATGCGTGACTTGTCCTGAATCTTTGCGGCCCGGCGCTGTTCGTCAGCTCGGATCCCCACCCAACACATGTTCTCGATCACCGAATAGCCAATATCACCAAAGATGCCAAGGTCGCGCATGTACTTGGCCTGTGGTCGGATCTTGAGCTGGGCAGTACAGATCCTTTTGACGGGCGATGGCAGATAGTTGTTCTTACGAATCAGCTCCTCGAACGGCTCCCCCTCCCTGCTGGCCGTCTCGTAGTCCACCACGGTGTAGCCCTGCTCGGTGTTCCGATACTCGATCCAATGGATCTTGACATTCCAGCGCACCTCGCACTCGTGAACAAAGGCCAAGGTGGCCTCGTCCTCTTTGCCGGTGTTCTGGAAACACACAATGGCCTCGTCGGGCAGGCCATTGTTGCTTTGCAGAATTCGCCAAAGCATGTAACCGCTCGTCCTGCCGCCAGAGAAACTGATGCAGGTCGGCTCAATGATTTTGTATGGATCGCTCATGCGTTTTTCTCCAGTAATGCGGCTTCAATCTTCTTTGCCCATTCGAGAACTTTAACAAGGTTCCAGTTGGAGCTCTCAGCATTGATGCCTAAAGCTTTCTGAATCTCTTCATCGGTAAGGCTTTTCCATTCAATCGCGTTCATTGCTCATTCCTTCAGGTCTTGGACAATCATTTGGCGGGATAACCACGCACCAAACGGCTTTGTACTGGCCCCTTGGCGCGACTTCCCATCGGTCTATGTACACGTCAGGCATGTTCTTTAAAACCTTCCTGACGTTGGTCTTTGGTCTGTTGAGCAGATCCGCTAGCTCTTCTAGTGTCATGCCATCAGGTATTCCGCGGAGCGCAACACGTACGCTCTTGATCACAGCCATGCTCATGGAGCCCCTTTATCGGGCTTTTGAGCCGTTTTCTGGTCGCGTTGAGGGTCAAGGTGCTTAATAAGCTGTTTGAGGTTTATAGGGGCTATTTTCTCGAGGCGCTCAATTTCGTTCAAAACACAGTCAACCCCTGCGTTGAACCCTTTGATGTAGTCGCTCATTTTGGTCTCGCTCATAAAATTTCGTGGATGTCTTCGCACCACACTTCGCTCACGTCAAAGGGCGTTCTGCCCAGCACCAAGTCAATAGCGTCGTCAGGGCTTTCTGCCACCACCTTGTGCTCGGAGGTGTGGTTCTTGGCGCCCTTCAGGATAACGGTGTAAATCATGCTGTCACCTCTTTGGCTAAGACTAATTGCAGGTTGGCCAGCAGTTGCTCAGCCTCGGCACGGGTCAGCGGGACGCTCATCATTGAGCGGCGACCTTGCAGGCACAGCCACACGCCCTCGTCATACTGGTCGGCGCTAATGCGGACTTCCGCTTCTGTGTTGAATGATGTTTCGATTTCGTTTGCCATGGTGGTTCCTTAAACTGTTACAACTAACTGGCTCTCAGCAAAACTAAACAAATCGTTGTGTAGCTTTGAGTTTTTGCGAATTTTGCGGAAGTTTGAATTTTCATAAACTTCATTTTTAGCAGTACCGTAATTAGAAACAAATACGCAATACTGAACATTGTTTCTTTCAACAACAACGGTTGTATGGCCGCAGGCTTGATCGATGCTGATAAGTTTCATGATGGCCCCTTAGTAGGCGTAGTCGTCAGCAGTGAACTCAGCAAAGTCGCGCTTTGCTTCGGCTTCCAAACGAGCGAACTCGTCGTTAGGGACGTCATAGGTGATGTTGTTGCCCTGCGCGTCAAAGATAAACACGTCGTACACCTCAGCGTACTGATCTTCTTCTGGCAAGTAGTCGTATGCCACTGTCACGTCCTGAACAGTCTCGCCGTCGTCAAAGGAAACAACCTCTGGAAAGTTGTATGCGAAGTGGGAAATTTTGGTAGTAACTGTCATTTTGAGCTCCTTCAAGTAACCGCCTTATTGGCGTGATTGCATTGTAACACGAAATTAAAAGGTGCTGTCAACACCTTTTTGAAAATTTATTTAACTGCCTTTGGTCTGAGGATCACAGTCTGCTTTACGCCTTCACGGACGCCGTGCTCTTTGACGGTGGCTGTGATGGTTAAGGTGTCACCCTTGGCGCGCACTGTGCCTTCGGGTGACCAAGCCACCACGGCAGAGTTGCCTTTGTAGATTACGACGTTTTTGTCGGCATCTTCCATGATGTAGATGTAGGTCGTGCCATAGGCGCCGTCAAGCACCACAATGTGGCCGATAGTAAGGGTGAGGGTGATCTTCTCGCCCACAGCGCCAATGTGCTGGCGTGTAGCGTCGATAGCGGCCTTTTTATCGGCCCACTCAGCTTTGCGTGCGGCCCGGGCGTCAATGCCCTTCAGGACGGCTTCGGATTGCTTAGGGGAAAGCTTGCCAAAGGTGTAGAAGGCGCGAGCCATGGAGCCCATGAAATTGTCGCCGTAGCCCATGAAGGCGCCGTTGTCGTTGTAAACGATACCGTCGGTTAAAGCGCTCTCAATTTCTTCTGCGCGTGGAGTGTTAGCTCTCCAAGTCTTTTGGGCGTTAGCGAGAATGTTGCGTTTGATGGCATTCTCGTAAGCGACTGGGTTTTCAATGACTGCGTGACCGCGAATAGCTGACATGATGATTTCCTTTCAAGTAACCTGCTCTGTTGCAGTGGTTGTGATCTTAACACAGAATTAAAGCGCTACTGGAGTAGGGACTTTCCCTAACTTCATTTGGCGATCACGCAGGGCGTCGATCTCGGCCCACAGCTTGATGTAGTAGGGATCGTCCGTGGGCAGGTGTTTGTTGATGGCCAGAGTGCTGTGGCAGTCGGCCAAGGCAAACGCGCAAGTGGCCGCGTCGTAATCCTTGACCTTGTTGGCAAACAATTCGCAAAGTTGTCCGTAGTACATGGCCGGCTCCGATCAAAACAAGTTGGTAACGGTGAACTTGTAGATGCGTGAGTACACACCTAGAAGCTGGGAAGTGACTTGCAAGTTGCCGCCGTAGACAACAATGCGGTCAAGCCTCCCGTCAAAATATTGAATGTCGGCACGGAAGATGTCGCCAGTACCGTTATCGATGCCAATGGTTTTCAATTCTCTGGTCATTGCCGGCCCCTTACGCTGTAGTTGAAACTTTGATCACGGCGCTAGACTCGCCGCGGAACTGAGCATTGAACTGCTCTTCGGTCAGCCCGGCAAACTCTTTGGTAGAGCGCAGTGCGTTGAGGATTGCCTCGGCGTCCAAAGAACCGATGCGGTTCTCGATGGTGACCTTTACGCCGTACTTCTCACCACGGTGGGGAATGATCTTGCCGGCGGCGTCCTTAGCGGACACGTCGTAGGTGTTGGCGATGGTGTCTTTGAGAGTCTTGACCTGAGCGGCCAAGGTTTTTTGCTGGCGATCCAGAACGAAGAGCTGGTCGATAGGGTTGAGCAGTGACTCGACTGTTGCGACTGCTTGGATCTGTGTTGCTGTTGTCATGATGACTTCCTTGTTTCAAGTAACCTGCTTATTGCAGTGACGCTATCTTAACTTAAAGTTAAAGCCAACCATTAGGACAAACCCTAGTTTTTGCATTTATTTTGCGTGTTTTTGCAAAAATACAACATTATTTGTGAAATAAAAGCTCCATTACCCGCTTCACGGTGATGTTCAGAGCGTCAATCTCTTCCATCTTAGCTATGGCCCATGCCCTACGCTCGCCGTGCCAGCCCATCTTGCTCCCTTGATGGCAGGACTTGCACAGGGCTATGACGGTGTACTGCCTGTGTTGTTTGACGTGGTGGGCGTCGCTGGGCCCCTCTTGATCGCACACAGAGCAAGGAAGCTCTTTCACCAGCCCGATATAGGCCTTTTCTTTGGCGGTTAGATTGTTGTTCACAGCGTAGCCTTATCGACGTGGCGGTTGGAAGCCTCCTGAGAGCGCCATACGGCAATTCTTTCCTGCGCGGCTATCAGCATCCATCTAAGGCGCTCGCGCTCTTCTACGGCCTGTCTAAGGGCTTGCAGGTGCTCTTTGTAGCGTGGGGATGCGTAGGCCTCGCGCTCCTGCATGGCGGCGGTCTTGTACTCACCGTTGCCAAAAATTTCTGCGTTCTTCATTTCTTCGGCCTTGATGGTCTTCCTCAGCTCCTCCATGAACACCTTATTTGCCTCTGCTTGGGCATACTCGGCGGACTTGGCAATCATGAAGTCGACTGCGGCATTTGGGTCAATAAGTTTTTCGCTCATGTTTGTTCCTCAATTTCGACGATAAGTTTCCCGGGCTTTGTTCCTGCTTTTCTGTAAATCATGATGGGCTGAAACAGTTGGTCGTTCACCATCAATGCATCGGCTAAGCCGTCCAGCGCTCCCTTGGCGGCGGCTAGGCAGTTGTCCGCGTCGCGCTTTCGTTTATCAGGCATCTCGAACGTGATCGTCAGCCTCAACTCTCCGCCTGCGTGTTTCCAGCCCTTGAGCTGGTGCTTGGCCAACCACGTACTGCTGTCGCGGTAGTCCGAGCGGAGCTGGTACAGCTTGCCCCAATGCGTACCCTTGGCACGGTTTGGGAAGAGCTCCGCCGGCGGGAAGTCCAGCTCAATCCGCACGGTGCATCCGCGTTCTGATTGCGTGTGCCAGCTCGTCAAAGCCTGCTTGTTGGGCAACCTGTGCGCAGGCTTCACGCTCAATGGCGATAGCCTGCTTGGTGGTTTGTATCGCTACGGCCATAATCTCAGCCTTGGCCTGCGCCAGCCCCTCTTCAAACTCTTTTGCCGTAAACAAGGTCTGTCCTGTACCTTGTGCAAAGAACTTCTTTTGGAAGTCACTCAGTTCTACTTTTGCCATTTTCTCGCTCCTGTTTCATTCGATTTACTAGGTCATTCATAGCTTCGGCTCCCCGACGCTTTTCGATGTCACTCTTTACTTTTTGCCACCATAATTGCGCGCTCCCTGAGCCTAGCTCGATAGCCTTCTTCTCGTACCGTTTCATCCACTCTCGCGCTTCGCATTGTTTCATGTGTTCCAAGGTCTCCGGTGAGATAGAGACATTCGATGGCGCAAGCCTCGGTGTAGGCATCACCAAACCCACTGCGGATTTCGTCGAGGATTTTTTGGGCTTCATGCTTGGTCATACCTTCCTCTTTGCCAGTCCAGCACGGATAGCCAGCTCGTTGCGCAGGCGGTACTCGTACTTTGTTTTGCGGATCTTCTCGTGTTCGTTTGGTTGGAGCTCAGGCTCGTTGTCAAACAGAGCGGCAAACTCTTGCCACTTTGGTGGGTAACCGTTAACGCTGGCGCCCCAAGAGATCATGTCAATCTTCATGACTTCATTGATGGCCAAGCGGACGTTCTCGCAGTCACGCAGGGCTTCTGTGACTCTGGGCCATGTGTCCGAGGTGGCCTGATGGTGGTAGGCGCAGACCCAGTTACCGCCAGTGGAGATGCCGCCAGCCATGGGGCAACCATTGGCAAAACAGTTGTGGCTGTTCGGGCCGTCATGGCCCTCGGTCTCAGAAGAGTCGTGGTATTTGCGTTTAGCAGTTTGGTAGCTCATTTTTTGTCCTCATGGTAGGTGCCTTCGACGATTCGGGGAAACTTGCTTGGGTTAAACAGGAAATCAATGTCAGCCTTCCAGTCCTTGGCCTTGCCTGTCAGGAACTTGGAATCTTTGACCATTTTGAAAAACCATTCAAAAAACTCAAGGCCTTGCTGACGATCAAACTTCTCGGTGGTCACCACCTCACGCCATCTGGCCGCTATAGCTCTCTTGCGAGAATCGTTGACCACAGACACTGCTGGCAACATAGGAAGCATCCTGTTGTACATCTCCACAATCTCTGCAACTGGACATGCAGGGGCTGACTTTGGCTTGCCAAGGTCAGGAGAAGCTTTAGCTTCTTTAATTGTTTCTTGGTTATTGGTTATTGGTTCTTGTTTATTGGTTGGTTGAACGTCCGTTGAACGGGCGCTACTCCGACGTTCAGCGGATGCTTTACCAGCGCGTGATGCTTGCTCAATTTTTGAGTGGAAATGCTTAATTTCCTTGTCCGCACGGTCATTGACCCAGCCCTCTTCGCTAAGCTGGAAGAACTCATTGAGCACGTCTTGGACAACCTGAACCTTCTCGCGCATACCAATTTGCTTGGCAACGACCGCTGAATCGGTGTTCAACGGGCGTTCATGAAGGTAGTACATGTCAAGCAAGCGACGATAAGCCAAGTCCTCGTATAAATCGAGGTGGCGTGTGTGACTGGCGTAGTCGCCAATATTGAATTGGTAATAGTGCATTTTTTTCCCACTTAACAGCCCACTTGGAAACAAAGAAACTCAGGCAGGGGAAAGTGGGAACCCTTTTCAGAACGGGGATCAATCCGTTCCTAGCCTTCATTTCAAATCATCTTACACGAAAAATAAATCTGGACGCAAGTCTTTTCTTGTGACCAACCCTTGTGTTGCTTTTTCAATCTTGACGGCCAGTGCGGCTGATGCCGTTCTACGCTCGTGAATGAGCAGAGACAACCACGTCAGGCTGATGCCCAGATACTCTGCCATCTCACCTCTTGCGCCCAACGGCTCCGTCGAAAAATACTCTTGCAATGTCATTCGTTGTCCTCAATAAGTTGTTGGTGCTGTGGGAGTCGAACCCACCTAGTCACCTAGATCACATCGGAATCAAACCGACCCTCGCACCAACACGGCTGGGGACTGACTATTTGCTACGCTCAACGGACTTACTTGCAAGAATTACCGTTTATATACGCAGTTACTCAGGCTTGCGGCCCATGGCTTCAGTCCCCATGCGTGTTGATGTTGGCGCACTTAAAGTCGGAACACGTCCGACAGCTATGCATCGCTTCACCAACAAACGCAGTATACATTAACTTTGAATTAAAAGTAACCCCACGTTTCACTCGGGAATGTATTGTGTTTGTTTTTAACTACGTGTTAAGATTCGTGTACGCCGATACGGCGGTTAAGGAGAATCAATTGGAAAAACAACTTCCCTACACGACCAAGTCTGGTCTTCAAATTGGGTGCAACTACACCCCTCCCCAACGCAACTACATGAGTGCTGATGCAGAACTTCTGCAAAGTGCATTGCTTGGCATCGAGCCTGAGTTCTCTCAGCGCCGTATTGCTGGCTGGGTTGCCTACGCCCTCTTCCTGATTGCGCTGTACGCAGTGCTGATCGTGTGGGAGGTTTGACATGAACATACCAGCATTCCCAGTTGAAATGATTTACACGCAAGAGAACGAAAAGTTCAACGGCATGACATTGCGTGACTACTTTGCGGCTAAGGCTATGCAAGGGTTTGCCGCCATGAGTGACGTTGATGGTTTTTCAAGTGTAGAAGAAATGGCCAAAATGTCATACAAGTGGGCCGATGCCATGATGAAAGTGAGGCAAGCATGAACGACGAAGAATTTAAGGCTATGCGCCTGAACGTGATCTTGTTCTTCATTGGAGCTTTGATCCTTGCCCTTGACCTTTTTATCTGGAGACCCTAATGAATTTACAAGACGTCCTATGGTTCGACACCAGCAAAGGTCGCATCGGCATCCTGATGGTGCTTGATTGGCACACAGAACAGCTTCACTACTACCTTGGTATTGCTGATGGTATGAACACCAACATCGACATCAACCACATCTACAACGGAGGCGTGAAGCTTCCTGACAACGTAGGCATGGCTTTTTTCTTTGGAGGCTCAGAGTGATCACCATGGCTACACACGGAGAGTACGAAGAGTGGAAAAACGACCCTGTTGCACAGCAGGAATACACACAATATTTACTTGAGGAAGCAACCAAAACAGCACCGAACCTAGACCAATTTATTGACAGCTTTACAAAACAATTTGACCAAATATTTAAGGAAAAAACATGAGCTTTATTGTAGAAAACACAGCGCCATCGAGCGACTTCAAGGCAGTACCCGCAGGCCTTCACTTGGCACGTTGCTACCGCATCATCGACTTAGGAACCCAGCGCTCCGAGTATGAGGGTGTAGAAAAGCACCAGCGCAAGATCATGCTGGGCTGGGAGCTCCACGGCAAAGACGACGAGGGCAACGAGCTGGTGACAGACCGCGGTGATCCCCTAGCCATCTTCAAGAACTACACGCTGAGCTGGAACGACAAGGCCAACCTTCGGATTGACCTTCAGAACTGGCGTAACAAGCCCTTTACAAGCGCTGAGATGCAACGCTTTGACATCCAAAGCATCTTGGGTGCGTGGTGTATGTTGACGGTGATCCAGAGACCGGGGAAAACAGGGAAAAACTACGCCAACGTCAAGGCAGTCGCTCCTGTTCCCTCGGTCATCAAGTCCGCAGGTCTCCCCCCAGCCGTCAACGTGAACCAAGTGTTCCGCATAGCCGAGCCTGACTACGAGCTGTACGAGACCTTTGGTAAAGGGCTCAAGGCGATGATTGAGGCTTCCCCTGAGTGGCAGGCTCTCCAAGGCAAGAAACCCGCTCCAAAGCCCGTTAAAGCAGGCTCTGGTAACGCGAACTCTGGTTTTGATGATATGGAGGATGATTTGCCTTTCTAGAATGGTATACTTTGGGCATACCGTTTTAAAGGAGACAACATGAAGGTATGCAAAGAGTGCGGCGTTGAGAAAGAGCTTGGCAGTTTTTACAAACACTCGCGGATGCTAGATGGTCACTTAAACAAGTGCATTGAATGCGTCAAAGCAAGGGTGAAAAAACATAGGACTGCCAATCTTGATCGAGTCAGGCAATACGACAAAAGTAGGGCAAATCAGCCACACAGAGTCCAAGCTCGAAAAGACTACGTTGCAACCGAACAAGGCAAAGAAACACGAAAGAAAGCAGGTCAGGCATACAACAAAAGGTACCCATTGAAGTACGCATCGCACGTCATAACAGGCAATGCGATTCGTGACGGCAAACTGGTAAGACCTAACAAATGCTCGACCTGTGATTCAACCGAAAAAATAGAAGGACACCATGATGACTACACAAAACCGTTTGATGTTCGTTGGCTTTGCGAGTCGTGCCACAAAGAGTGGCATCGCCACAACAAACCAATCTATGAATGACTGATCATGAAACACGAACGGGACGAATTAACACTTGACCTGTTTGGGGGGTACGTGCCCCCACCTACGGGCTTACAGCTTGGTCACGCCTTGGCAAAGGTTGCGGCTGATAACGCTGGTGAGGATTGGAAAAAGCTTGCTTATGAGACGTTTGTTCAGTATGCACGCATGCACCATGAGTTCACCACAGAGCAAGTCAGAGCTGACAGCTTGGACGTTCCCAACCCTCCTGAGCCTAGAGCTTGGGGGCACATTGTGAACATGGCTAAGAAAAACAACATCATCGAGTTCGCAGGGATCACTACAGCCACCAGCCGCAAGGTGCATGGCATGAGGGTGACCCTGTGGAGATCAAAGATCAATTACTAGGAGAGAAAAATGATTGAAGTTGCAAAAGACCCTTGGGCATACCGCCCTGATGGACTCAAGTGTAAGACGTGCATCTGGTACGTTGAGAAACAGCGTACAGGCACATCAAATTCAGACGGTAACCCGCTGGCGAGCATTGGTCGTTGCCGTCGCCATGCGCCAACAATGAATGGTTTTGTGCCAGTCTATCCCGTGGACTGGTGCGGTGACCACAGAATTGACGAGAACAAGTTATGAGCATTACCGTACGCGCCAGTGAGAGTAGCCACTGGTACACCCGCGAGGGAGCGCCCAAGTACACCGTAGAGGCCAAGAACGGCTCTCTGCGCAACACCACGTTGGCCGATGCGCGCAAGATGAACCTTGTACCGTCGGTCACCACAATTATCGGTTGCGCCGCCAAGCCCGGCCTCGAGGCGTGGAAGCTCAATCAAATGATGCTCGCCTCTATGACCCTCCCAAGGGCGCCAGACGAGGCTGAAGACCTTTACGTCCAACGAGTGATCAAAGACTCTCGCGAACACGCCCGTGCCGCCGCCCAACGGGGTACGGAAATCCACGAGGCTTTAGAAAACTGGTTTGAAGGCGTGATGATCTCCCCCATGATCGAGTACCAAATGGGTGTGGGTGAGGAGGTTAAAAAGTTCTTTGGCGAGCCGGCGTGGGAGGCCGAGAAGTCCTTTGCCTGCGATCTAGGGTTTGGTGGAAAGCTAGACCTACACACCGCTGACGGCGATGGGATTGTGATCGACTTTAAAACGAAGGAGTTCACAGACCCAGCCAAAGTGGAAGCGTATGACGAACACGTCATGCAATTAGCCGCCTACAGGTTGGGGTTGAACCTGTCCAAGGCGCGCTGTGCAAATGTCTTTGTATCGGTCACGGAGCCGGGCCTCGTGGTCGTCAAAGAATGGTCTGAAGAAGACCTCGAACGCGGGGAGGAGATGTTCTATCACCTCCTCAAATACTGGCAAGCCAAAAACAAACACAAGTGAGGACAACATGAATAAATTCGAAGAAAACATTTTTAACCGTGCCCTTAAAACTTTGAGTGCACTTAATTGCAAATATGCGGTGCTAACTCCCAACGCTCAGAGGTATGGCGATTGGGATATGTTTGAAACACTGAACATCAAAAAATTTGCACACGGTGAAGCTTCAAGGTACATCTCGCCGTTATTAGAAGACATTCAAATTGGCGAGACCAGAAAAATTCCATTTCAGGACTACTCAAGGAAAATGTTGGGTAGCGCTATTTACGCTTGGTTCTACAGAAAACACGGCACAGCTACCGCAGTTACCTCTCGCAACAACGAAGAAAAATGCATCGAAGTGATGCGCATTGCATAAGGAACATCATGGACGAACTTTTACCGTTACTTTTTGTGGGCTGGCTATTTGCCTCATGGCTCACACACATCATTGTTTGCATTCAGACAATGTCTTGGGGGTTCCTCATAGCAGGAGCTATTGTTTTCCCAGTGGCTAATCTTCATGGCACTGGTATCTGGTTTGGATGGTGGTGAAAATGTTTAGTATTTTCAAAAAGAAACCAAAAGTTGACCTGTCAACACAAGAACCTTTGCCTTTTAAAACGATCACCATAACGACAACTGAACTGAGCAATTTGGCTGGTATGCCATTGCAATCTAAGTTGATAAAAAATTTAGGCATCCAACCTTTTGCACAAACAAAAACTGGTGTGTATTGGGCTACTGAAGATGTCCCAGATATATTTATGGCTGTATCAAAATATTTACGCGAAAAAGCAATGGAAGAGTTAAACAAAAAATGAACCCTTATCTCGACAAAGACCAAATCAAAGAAGCCTTCCGCAAGATCTACCTTGAGGAGACCTACAACTTCCTCGAGGAAGACCTTGAGAAGCTGGCTGACGGCTTCATCATGGCGGCTATGCCTGCTATCGTGAAAACCGAGCGCGACATGTGCATCAAGTTTGTTAACTCGCTTAACACCAACGTAGCCCGAGCGCTTGGTGAGTACCGCGAGAACCTATGACGCCCAAGGACTTCGTTACGGAGCTATTCGGAGAGGGGTGGAAGCCTGCACAGCTCACATCCTTCCTCGATGCAATTAAAGGATGGTCTGAAGACTCCCAAAGGTACTACGCTGTACGAGACTTTGCTAAAAAGTTAGAATGGCGCATCGACCCTCGGGATCGCGAGGAATGCCACAAGTTTGACGACCTTGTGGACTCCAAGCGGTTTGAACATGATCTTGATGAAAATTGACGATAACGGCAAGTTGGAAGCAGATTGGGATGCGATTGAAAAGCTGACCAAGTGTTTTGACAAAGGCTGTAAGTCTGAAGAGGCTTACAAAGCCAAGCTGTTCTCGTTAGTTCTCGAGCATGGGTATGACGTTGCCATGGATGACGTAGAGCAGGATCGCAAGCAGGTTCTGTTCATGCTCTGTACGCCTGCTGGCAACGCATAAAAAAAAGCCCCCGTATGAGGGGGGCTAAACAAGTGGCAACTGCGGAAAAGACACTTGTGAGGAGAATCAATTACCAATAATCACTGAAGGCGGAACTGTGCCTAATGGTGGAACTCTTGGTTGAAACGGTACTTGACCTGTTTGTCTAGGATAACCGATGTACGGTTTGCTTGCCGCGGCTAGTTCTTCTTCTGTTGGCTCCATCCTGTTACGCTTCTGAAGCTCTGGATCTGACTCTTGAGCAAGCACGTTCCTTCGGATGTTACGGAAGGTTGGAATGCCAAAAGCCAAAGGCGCCGCCACAGGGAAAGCTGGCGGATACAGCGAAGCACCAGTAGCCAAAGCGCCAGCGGCGCTTAAACCCATGTCTGTGTAGTCGCGCTCTATAGGCGCCCTTCCGTACTGGCTCTCAATATCAGCTATGTCACGTCCAATGCTGTAACCCGCCAAAGGTGGGCCTACCACGGGCATGAATCTCATGCTTTGTCTCATCATCCCAGTGAACATGTTCTTCACCTGATCCAAGCCTGACATAGGAGGGGGTGTCGTGAGGATGATTGGAGCTTTTGGAATAGGTGCAAGCTGTGCAGGCTTACCAGCCTCTGGGGTTTGCATAGCAAATGACTCACGAGGGCCACCACCGACGCTAGGCGCCTGAGTCATGATCCCACCAAAACGTGGGTTCTCAACAAAGTTGCCCATGCCCATGTTTTGAAGCTTGTTCAGCGCCTCAGCGCGTTTAGTTGCAATATCCCAAGCACCACCCTGTTGCTTGGTGTTGGTCAAAGCTTGACCAGCTTCAATGTCAGTTACACCAAGAGCTTTGGCGGTGTTGTAAGGAATGACGCCTGTTTGTCCTTGAGCCATTCGACCCGCGTCAGCAACTCCCATAACGGGTTGACCCTGAGGAGAGGGCAAACCACCTGTAGGAGCGCCTGCACCCATTTGTGGGGGGGTAGGTGCTCCACCAGTCGGTAAACCGCCCATAGGGGCTGTAGGAGCCGCTGGAGTGGGTGCTTTAGCTTCATTAAAAGCTTTTGCCAAATTGCCAGCCATACCAGCCGCTGTTCTGCCAGCATAAGGAGCTAAGGCAAGCGCAGTTCCAGTGCCAGCACCAACCAAACCATATTGTTTGCGCTTTAAGTCAGCAAGTGAGTTCTCGCGGATAAAGTCTTGCTCAGGCGTCACCACTCTCGCATTACCCAAACTTGGGGGAGATGCAGGAGGCGGAGCGTCTGCTGAAGGGGTCTCAGGCGGAGTCTCGGCTGGCGCCTCTTGCTGAGCATTTTGTTCAGCAGGGGCTTTGAAGTCAGGGTTAAAAGCTTCAAACGTACCAAAACCTTTGAGTGCCTTGATGTACTCAAGTGCGCGAGGGCCTAAGTCCTTGCCCTCGGCTAAAGCCTTGATCTCATCAGGGCCGCTGTGGTAATACACCGCCGCTAACTTTGGGTTGTTGTTCGCATACTGCAAGGACTCTTTAAGGTTCCTCAAGCCAGCCACAAGATTGATTTCAGGCTTACGTAGGTCTGCTTCAGAATAACCATAAGTCTTACCAGTTTTTGGCATGACTTGCATCATCCCAATTGCACCATCATCGCTGTCAATCGGATTAGAACGCAGGCTACCTTCTTTGAACGCAATAGAAACTGCAAGCGCTGGATCAACGCCAGCGTCTCTGGCGGCTTGTGCCACTTTTTGGGCGTTCATAAGCTGTTCTTTATCCAGCTTATTGTTTAAAAAACTAAGTTTAAGGTCAGCCATTATTGAACCTGCCTATCTAAGTTTGCACCAGCCGCGTTTAAGTCTGGTCTACCGCCACCAGATTGTGAGCGTGTGTTACCAGACCAAATAGACTGCAACTTCGCCTCGTACGCCTTAAGCATACTCTTGTACTCTGGCGTAATGCGGAATTTATCGAAAGAAATTTCTTTGCCAAGAAGTTTTTCACCAACGCTTTCAGCAAAATTAGCACGAGCGATTAACATGTCAGCAGTCTTGTTCATAGAGCTGACAGACATCTTAGTGCTGATCGTTGTGTCAGCAAACATTCTGCGCTCACCATCAGAGAAGGCGCCTTGACCTTTAGCCAACGTACTAGCCTCAAACTTGGCGCGAGCCACTTGAGTTCCCATTTGGTAGTAGCGATCTAATATTGCCTGCTTACGATCTGTGTACTGTTGTGAAGTTTCGTCAGGTTTTTGATCAACAGTGAACGCAACATTGGCGGCAACCATAGCCTCACGGAAGCCAACAGGCGTGAACTTGCCTTCGTCAACCATTTTGCCCAATATTGAACTAACTGTAGGCTTCTCAAAAATACCAACAACAAGGTTTCCACCTTCTTGATTGACCAAGTTTTTAGCAGTCTCAGCAACAGCCCTAACTTCAATGGCAGGCTCAAGCTTATCAATAGCCAACTCTGTGCGTTTAGAGCGAGCCTTGGCGTCTGCTTCCCTCTCAGTCTTAAGGGCGGCGGCATCAGCTTCTGCTTGTGCCGTTGTTGGTCTCTGAAGAGGGGCTCCAGCAGGCGCCTTTCCAGTAGGAGTTGCGTTAGGAGTAGATGGGACTGGCGCTGTGGGTTGAGGGCCTAGCATGATCATTTTTGCAATCTTGGCGTACTCTTCCGCATCTTGCGCATTACCAAGCATAGTTGCATATGTTGCAGGGATCTCTACACTGCCATATCCATGAATGAAAGTTTTGGTTGGCGTTGGATCAAAACCAAATTTCTGACCAGTTAATAGGTTTACTCCAGATGTACCCGCTTGGTTTACTTGAATGTTTTTACGACGATTCTCCATGATGTCCTTGCGGATCTCATACGGAGACTTGCCATCAGCTATGCCGCGTTTGTAATCTAACTTTTCTTGCGCAGTAAAACCTTCTGGTTGAGCAGGGAACAACTGAGTTCCAGCAGGCGCTTGCTGAGCCATGGGCGCAGGAGCAGGGGCTTGGGGCGTAGGAGGCGCAGGAGGCGCAGGCTGTGCCATAGACAAAGGTGCTTGAGCAGGTGCTTGAGCAGGTGGGGCTGGCATGGCAGGCGCTTGAGGGGCAGTTGGCAAGCCACCAGTAGGTGCGGCTGTAGGGGCAGGTTGAGGTGCGGGTTGAGGAGCTACTTGAGGAGCAACACGTGGCTTCGCATAAGGTGAATCTGCGCCCAAATCTTCATTGATGAGGTTTTGCCTCATCTGAGCTTGTTTTGTCTGAATGTCAGTCTGTATGCCTTGCTGAGCCATCTCTAGGCGCATCTTAGCCATATCCATGGTGCGCTTTTCTTCAGCGGCTTGGGCTGGGCCGACCGCGGCGGCTACGTTACCTAACGACTCGCCAAAAGATCCAGTCTTTGTGGGCGCCAGAAAACCCTGCGCCATTGCAAGCATGGTGGGATCAAACAAGCGATTGTTGCGCTCTTCGTATTTTTCCCGAGCATTCTTTTGGGCGTCTAAATACTCCTGCATGGCATCACTGCCAATGACGTTTGTGTAATCTGGTGCTTTAGTTGCCATGCTTAGGTACTCCCAAACTCACCGCCCATAACCGACCCTTCGGTGTTGTATTCAGGATTGCCTGCTGTAATGTCGCCAACACCACCAGACAAAGCCCAACTGACTTTGTTGCCCAGTTTATCAAGCCAGCCTGTGTCTTTTGAGTTCGTGCCGCTTGCAACCAATGAACCCAAACCACCGATCTGAGAAAGGATGGAGGGGCCGTAAGCGCTGGCAGGGCCGTCGTACTTCTCGGTCGTAACCGTTGGATACGTATAACCA